GCTGTGCGGGTGTCAGGGCGAGGCGTAGCCGCAACGTGGGCAGGGCCTTGGGCGGGGACTGGGGCGGTCGTGACGGCACCTCTGATCATATACCGGCTGATCTTGGTCCCGTTGTGCTGTAGCCGGGTGGGAACGCCACCGGCAAACACCAACGGCATTTTTACGCCGATGGCATCCTGGTCTCGCTCAAGTATGCGCCCCGCAGCGGTGAATAGTTCTTGGCTGAAGGCTTTCCACTCGGTGCTGTCGCGAGGCATCTCAAAAACAAAATCGTAGCCTATTTTGCTGTCGCGCACCGAAACCCTGCCAACATTACCGTGCAGCATTTCAAGTCCGGTGATTTCCACAAAGCTTGCACCGTTGCTGACCTTTGCTGGCGGCAATTCTTTTTTGCTCGTAACTTTTTCATTAAAAATCCGCTGTAATTTATTGCGGCGAATATAATCCAGAAGCGCAGCAACAATGACGGCCTCCGGGTCTAACGATAATGCGGCAGCAATCTTGCCAGCCAACGATGATGATGTGTGCGGGGTGGTGGTGGTGTCGGTCATATGATGCTCCTGATCCAATCCGATGCTCCTGATTCAATCCGATGATGGCGATAACATTTCATCATCATCACAAGGGTAAGGTTGGTCAAGATCAAAACAAGGGTGCGATGATGGGGCTTATGTTTGTGAAGTTATTTGCCCCCGAATTGTGCAAAATAACTTTAATTCGGGGATAATTCAAATGATGAAGAAACAACTGAAAACACTACTATATAATAAGAGTAATAATATATAATAGTATATATCACATAGTTTGGTACCCAGTTCCCTAAGGTGTATATCATACCCTTATTTTGTTCTTTCTTACCCCCCTCCCTTTCCCCTTCCCTAACGCTAATTGGCAATTCGTGTGAAATATACCAAAAAACAGGCTTAAGTATTTGATAACAAAAGCGTTCTTCTTTCACGAAATATCACAATGACCATGTGACAATTCAGCGGGATGTTGCGTAAGCATTTGATAACGCTGATGTAGTTGCACTTTCACGGCGTGTGATATTAAAGCTGTAATTCAACATAGCGCAGAAGGCTTGCGCGAAGTGCAAAGCGCGGCGATAGTTGATGATCGCAGTGTGTTGCATCGCATAGGAGTCGAAGAACATGGCAAGCAAAGTTGAAGTCATCCCGCCAAAGAAAAAGAAAATTGGGAGGCCGTGTGAATATACAGATGAAATCGCGGATATCATTTTGGGACGAATTTCAGAAGGCGAAAGTCTGAAAGGAATTTGCCGCGATCTTAAAATAATGAACGTCACAGTTTATTCGTGGATGAGGGCGCGCCCCTCTTTTCTGACCCTCTACGCGCAAGCGCGGGAAGATCGAGCCGACAGTCTCGGCGATGACTTGCAGGAGATCGCGGACGCATCAACGCCTGAAACCGTCCAAGTTGATCGCCTGCGGACGGACGTACGCAAGTTCATCGCGGCAAAGCTTAACCCACGCAAGTGGGGCGACCGCGTAGCCGCCGAACTGACCGGCAAGGACGGCGGGCCGATCCAGACGATGAGCGTGACGCTCGATGCTGGCGAGCTGACCCCCGACGCGCGCGAACTGTTGCGACAGAGCCTGATGAGCCTTAGAACCGTCGACGAGTAATACTCGTGCATGGTTCTACATGGAACACAAAGACATCTCAGGCGATGCAATGGAATTGCTGCGCCGTGTATGCAAGCTGCATCGCATCTTTGCGCCTCGGCTTGAGAGGGCGCATCTAGAACTTATCGCGCGGCAATTTATAGGATATGATTCCAACCGTGCAGAACGTGGCTACTGGATTTATTCATGTCCACGCGGCGAAGATTATTTGATTGTATTGGATGGAAAATGGAAGACGGCGGAAGCTTAAGCAAAGCTGATCAGCAAGAAGAAAATGAAATCTACAGAAACTCGCTCGAAACTGCGCGGAAGATAATGATCATGTTACGTGATGAAGACCCGGCAATTCAAATTGGCGGGTCTTTCATGGCTGCGGTTGTTCTGCACCAGATGTACATGTCCGCGAACGATGAAGAGAGCTGGACGGAGAGTTCAGAAAGCGCGTGGGCACACCGCGAGGAGATCGGCTTCGACTTATTTGGCAAGCCCGTCACAACGGTAACTCATTGATCATTGTTAAGCTCACACCCGGCGAGATGGTGCTGGCATCAAACGCGGGCCTGATGCGGCGATACGAGAGTTGCATACGCAACTCTGGATCGTTCCGCGATTGGACCGGCGACCCCTGGAACAACGATATCGAGTCATGCCGCGCAGAGCTTGCTGTATGCAAGCACTACGGCATGTACTGGAGCGGATCGTTGGGCGATACATCAGTGAAGGATGCTGGCAATGAGTTCCAGGTGCGCTATGAGAAAGCGGCACTTTGTACGGACATATGGAAAAGATCAGCCAAGCTAAAGATACGCCCTCGAGACAAAGACGAAGATGTCTTCATCGGCATTGTCGGAGGCAAAGGGGAGTACGGCCTAGCAGGGTGGATACGGGCCGGTGATGCCAAGCAAGACAAGTACCTAGATAACCCCAATGATTGGGGTGAAGCGTGGTTTGTTCCAATGGGTGATTTGAAGGAGATTGAACGATGAGCGATGCTTCAATGTCTATAAGGGATATTCGGCATGTCTTTGGCCTTAACAGCGAGCCAACCGAGATGGAAGATCGTGTAGCTAGAGCCATCGCGTTTGCTGACGGTGTTCCGTCTGATTACCTGACTACAACTCGTGACGCTTACTTAAACATAGCTCCTTACCTAAAGATGGCCCGTGCTGCGATCTGGGTAATGCGTGAGCCGACGACCGATATGCTGCGTGAGGCTGGCATGGTAGTCGCCGGTAACACCGAGGCTCATGCGACCGTGTGGGAAACCATGATCGACGCAGCATCACCGCAGGATGAAAAAGATGAACCCAATTGAAGACCTACTAGAGTCCCTCCGTAAGCGCGAGGAAGCGGCGTGGGGCATGGCAAGCATGTTCCTAGAGAACCGTGACGCGCATGGGGTGATGGACGCTGGCTCTGAGTTGGAGTCACTGAGGCGGGCTATTAGCGAGATTGAAAAACTTAATAGGGGAGAATTGAAGTGATACCGGTTGAAGAACAGATTGAGTTTCTGAAGTGCGAGCTTGAGCATCTGGAGCGGTGCATACGGAACAAGAGGCAGTTCATTGCCATGTTGGTACCGGGTATGCCGGATCACGTTGACAAGACACCTGATGAGATCAGGGCAATGATTAATGATTTGAAATCGCCGTGAAGAAGAAAAGTATTTCTATTAGCCAAGAGCCGGTGGTCGTTGGTTACTGGGATGGCAAGGGCGGCACACCACCTGCATCTGATGATGAGGAGTACATGCACGGTTGGTACAACGGCGACTTTGATGCCGCTCTTTCACGCGGTGAGATGGACCATGTTATTCTGAAGACTTCTTGATGGCACAGACGATCCTTATAGACGGCAAGCACGTTGACATGGATCAGGCATTAGCTGCGCTTGATCGTGCTGACTGTGAGGACAGCCTGTACACGTTTTTGCAATATGCGTGGCGGTACATTGACCCCAGCACGTTTGTCACTGGCTGGCCTCTTGAGGCTATCTGCGAGCATCTGCAAGCGGTAGCTGATGGTGACATCCGCAAGTTGATTATTAACATCCCGCCGAGGTGTTCCAAGTCCACGATTACGAGTGTGGCGTTTCCGGCATGGGTATGGGCGCAGCGGTATAACAATCCAACGTCTGGCCCTGGGGTACAGTTTCTGCATGCTTCGTATGCCCAGCAGTTATCGTTGCGCGATAGTGTGAAGTGCCGAAGGCTGATTGAGAGCAATTGGTACAAGAAGCTTTGGGGCGAGCGGTTTAAGTTGGTTGGCGATCAGAACACCAAGACCCGGTTTGACAATGACCGGAAGGGTTCCCGGCTGAGTACGTCTGTGGGATCGGCTCTGACGGGTGAAGGCGGGTCGATCATTGTGGTTGACGATCCCAACGCTGCCCAGGAGGCTTTTAGCGAGGCGACTATTGAGACGACGATTGAGTGGTGGGACAGCGCGTTATCCACCCGCCTTAACGACCCCAAGACCGGCGCGTTCGTTGTAATCCAGCAGCGGTTGTCGGAAGAGGATTTGACCGGGCACATCCTGTCCAAGGACGTGGGCGACTGGACGCATTTGTGTTTGCCGATGCGGTATGAGTCGGAGCGGTCTTTTGTAACCAAGATTGGTTGGGAGGACCCCCGGAAGGAGGAGGGTGAGCTTCTTTGGCCTGAGCGGTTTGGGGAGACGGAAGTCAAAGTTTTGGAGCGGCAGTTAGGGCCGTATGCGTCGGCGGGTCAGCTTCAGCAGCGTCCTGAGCCGAAGGGTGGTGGGGTTATTAAGCGGGAGTGGTGGCAGTTATGGAGTGCTGCGACATACCCACCTATGGATTATGTGATTGCCAGTTTAGACACGGCGTACACGACTAAGACGGAGAACGATTTTAGTGCGCTTAGTGTTTGGGGGGTATTTTCTGGGGATGTTGTTGCTCAGGCTCAGAAGGCGGAGGGCCGGGAGATAATCAGGTCGTACAATGACCGACAGACTCCGAAGGTTATGTTGATGTATGCGTGGCAGGAGCGGCTGGAATTGCATGAGTTGATTTTGAAGGTTGCGGATAGTTGCAAGTTGATGAAGGTTGATAAGCTTTTGATTGAGAACAAGGCGGCTGGGTATAGTGTAGCGCAGGAGATTCGGAGGCTTTACAGCCATGAGAATTTCTTTGTTCAGCTTTACGATCCCAAGGGGCAGGACAAGCTGGCGCGGTTATATTCGGTTCAGCATTTGTTTGCGGAGGGCATGATTTTCGCACCGGACAAGTCTTGGGCTGAGACTTTGATTACGCAGGTTGGGACGTTTCCGAAGGGGAAGCACGACGATTTGGTAGACACTGTGTCTATGTCTTTGAGGCATCTTCGGGATTTGGGTATGATGATCCGTGGATCGGAGGCTATGGCGGAGGTCCAGGAGAGTATGAGGCATAGTGGAAAGCCTTTGCCGCCTTTGTATTAGGGTTCTGGGATGTACGACCGAGGCATAAAGATCAAGACTTACAAGGCACTTAGCGTCGTCGGGAAAGAGTTTTCGGCGTATAAGGTTGATATTTCCTTCACGGAGGCTCCTTTTCACGCAGGCAGGTATATTATCATTACCAAAAGTGATAAGTTGGCGGCTGACAAGGGGTTGCGCTGTTTTATAAGTGATGTGGCGAAGTGCAATTCAAAGAATAGGAAGTAACCATGCCGTTAGTGCCAGGACTTAGCTCGTCTATTCGCCAAGCGGATCCATTGCAGCCGGGGGCACTTACGGAAGGTGTTACGGTTGAGATTGCGGAAGCTGGTCCTGACAAGCACATTGCGGACGACAGCGGCAAGATTTTAGAGATTCAGCATGATGATGGGTCGATTACCATCAGCATGAACGGCAAGTCGTTGACTGGGGAAGAGGCTCCTGGTCCGTCTGGCTGGTTTGATAACCTTGTTGATAAGATTGATGACATGGAGTTGCACCGCATCAGCGATGAGTTGATGCGCGGTATTAACGATGACATGGACAGCCGCAAGGATTGGATTGAGGACCGTGCAAACGGTTTGAAATTGCTGGGTTTGAAGGTTGAAATTCCTGGTTTGGGTGGTTCTGCGGAGGGTGCGCCGGTTGAGGGTATGAGCCGGGTGCGGCATCCGTTGTTGCTTGAGGCTGTGTTGCGGTTTCAGGCCAATGCGCGGTCTGAGATGTTGCCAACAGATGGCCCGGTTAAAGTTCGTAATGACGACAACAACGCCAATCTTCAAGAAGATCAGTTGGCAGAAGCTCTTGAGAGCGATCTGAATCATTATTTGACCAGCACTGCGACGGAATACTATCCCGACACGGATCGCATGTTTTTGATGCTGGGCTTTGGCGGCACGGCGTTTAAGAAGGTCTATTATTGCCCGCTTAGAAACCGTCCTGTGTCGGAAACGGTTGATGCAAATGATTTGATCGTCAACAGCAGCGCCACTGATTTGCAAAACGCAAGGCGTATTACGCACCGCACGTTTATGAAGCCGTCTACGGTTAAACGTTTGCAGATTTTGGAGGTGTATCGTGACGTTGAACTCAGCACGGCCAGCGCGCCCAGTCTTGACAGTCTCCAGCGCGAGAAAAAGTCTCAAGAAGGGATTACCACCGAGAGCTTCAACCCGGAAGACCGCGACAGAGAAATCTACGAAACCTGTTGTGAACTCAACGTCAAAGGATTTGAGCATAAATACAAAAGCAAGGAGTCCGGTTTGGAAATTCCTTACCGGGTTACTATCGATGTTACGTCTAAGAAAATCCTAAGCATCGTTCGTAACTACGACGAAGACGACGCGGAGCTTCCTGAATCGCGCCCTATGTTTGTTAAGTACACTTACATACCGGGCTTTGGCTTTTACGACATTGGTTTGCTGCATATTTTGGGCAATACGACCAACGCGATCACGGCGGCATGGCGTGAATTGCTGGATGCGGGCATGTATTCTAACTTCCCCGGCTTTTTGATGGCCGATACGGGTGCCCGCCAGAACACAAACATCTTCCGTGTGCCTCCTGGCGGCGGTGCGCTGGTCAAGACCGGTGGTTTGCCGATCGATCAGGCGATTATGCCGCTGCCGTATAAGGCGCCAAGCCCTGCATTGATGCAGTTGGTGGACAATATGGCGCAAACCGGCATGAGGGTCGGTGGAACGTCCGAACTTCAAGTTGGTGAGGGCCGTGCGGACGCTCCGGTGGGCACAACGCTGGCTATGATCGAGCAGGCCACCAAGGTTTTGAACGCGGTTCACAAGCGTATGCACACGGCGCAGGCAGAAGAGTTTGCTTTGCTTGTGCGGTGCTTCAGAGAGAACCCGGAAAGTTTCTGGCAGCGTAATAAGAAGCCTGCTTATGCTTGGGATGAGCAGACTTTCCTTCAGGCGCTTAATGATTGTGATCTGGTGCCGCAGGCTGACCCGAATACGGCCAGCCACAGCCAGCGTTTGATGAAGATCATGGGTTTGAAGCAGCTACAGGCTTCAAATCCTTCTATGTACGACGCAGTTGCTATTGATAAAGCTGCGTTACAGGCAATGGGCTGGAATAATCCTGAGCAATTCATGGCACCGGCAGATGCAATGAAGAAGCCGCCGCCGGAATTGATCAAAGCGCAGGCCGAAACGCAAGCCAAGATGATGGATGCTCATTCTCGTATGAAAGAAGCTGATGCGAAGGTCGCAGAGACCCAGGCCAAGATTCAGCAGGGTGCTTTTGCTCCAAAACAGCCGCAGGGCATGGCCCAGGGCGGCTTGGCTGGCGGGTATGATCCTGATCCGCTCAAGATTGCTGAGTTGCAATTTAAGAAGGCGCAGATGGATTCTCAAAACCAACGTTCTGCACAAGATGACATTAACCGCGACAAAGATCGTGAGGCTGATCTTGAGATTCAGCGTATGCGCGTTGGCATTGAAGAAATCCGCGATCATCGCCAGCATGCACACGAACAGGGCATGCAAAGTCAGAAGCTGACATCTGAACACATGAAGCATCTGAACGAAATGGTTGCTAATCCGATGCCGGGTCTCGGTGGTAAGCCGTGAACAACGACCGCGCCAAAGCTATTCGGTCTGCGCTGTTAACGGCGTACAACGTTGGCAAGGCGGGCGGCGGCGCAAGAATTTACTATGACAAAAATGATACCTACAAAGCCATGGGCGGTGAAGTTCTACCTTTGGCCCATCCTGAGAGGGAAGCTAACTTATTCAAGTTTATGGAAAAGGCTCATCCAGAAGTATTAAATGAAAATGGAACGCCTAAGATTCTTTACCATGGTAGTATTAAACCTAATTTAAAAAGATTTGATCTTAGTAAAGCTGTAGAAGTTGAGGGCGGATTATTTCTTACTGATAATCCTGATGTTGCTCATGATTACACTTACGAAAGAGCTTACGGAGACATTGTAAGTGATGAGCCTCTTGGAAAGGTTCACCATGTTTATGTGAACATGAAGAATCCTTATATTCATCCTACAAAACCTGGACAAAAGATTGTTGACGCAATTGAAATGGGTCGTGCGGTAGATTATGCGAAGAAAAATGGTCACGATGGCGTAATAGTTAAAAATATAGACGATAGCGTTGGTCAGACCGGTGAAATGGGAGACACATATGTTGCCTTTCACCCCAACCAGATCAAATCCGCCGTTGGCAATCGCGGCACGTTTGACCCCAACGAACCGGACATTACGAAGGCGGGCGGCGGCAAGATTATCCCGCACGGTGATCCGCAGAGGGAAGCAAACCTTGCGCGGCATATGGAGGGCAGTAAAGCGCCTCCTGTGCTGTATCACGGAACGCCAAACTGGGAGGGGACAGCTTACAACTCAAACCAGTCTACAATAAACCGCGTTAGCAATGTAGCGGGCTTTTATGCCGACACAAATCCAGAAACCGCCAGCGGCTACGCTTTGGACGTAAATAAAATAGCCGAAATGGCGGCTAAACGTAAGCGTGGAGAAAACCTTGACCCTAGCGAAATGGGGTACGGCCCCTCATCACAAATGCTTCCCGTCCACATGGCGATTAAGAAACCCTTTGTGCCTGGAAATTCTTTAATAACTAAACCGATGCTTGACACTTATGCTGCGGAGTTGAAAGCAACAAACAGCCACCTTGACGACTATAGTTTTGAAAACTGGGCGGCTAGCAAAATTAAAGACTTTGCAGAGAAAAAAAAGGTGTCGGTAAATGCCTTAAACGGCGATGGCGTGGCCTATCAGCGTGTTCTAAAAGCTGGTGGATATGATGGGCTAAAAGACGGCACGGCTTATGTTGCCTTTGAACCTACACAAATCAAATCTGCCGTTGGCAATCGCGGCACGTTTGACCCCAAAGAACCGGACATTACGAAGGCGGGCGGCGGCGATGTGGATTTTTTTCACGGATCGTATGAAACTGCACCTACGTTTAAAATAGATGAATCTCCAAGAAGAGTGTATTCAGGAATATTTGGTACACAAAACGACCAAAGTGCAAGATCACACGGCGAAAATCTTTACACAGTAAAAATTCCTGAAAACAAAATTTTATCCAATTACGAACTTAACTACGAAATTCCTTATGAAAAAGTTAGCAGTATAATTAAGAAATTACATCCTCACGGCGATCAAGACATAGCTCATCATCTTATTGTTGAAGACGGTGACGTTTTTAAAACTGATCCACAAGAATTAGAAAGAATTTTTAGAACATCAGATGCTGGAGAAGCCGGTTGGGCTGCTCAAGACTCAAAAGGAAAACTGGCAAAAGCACTTGGCTATGATGCTGTTCAGACTCCTGATGAACATGGGGAGGGCACTCATTTAATAGTTAATGGCACTGCCTTTCGTCACACCCCCGAAATCACGAAGGCGGGCGGCGGTGATGCCGAGAAAGCAAAACGCCGTGCGCTGATGATCGCGCGCGGCTTGCACAAGGCAGCAGGCGGCGATGTGGAGGAAGATGAAGATAGAGTTGTTCCTAAGCCGACTCTTTTTGGTGAAAAACCAGCATATGCTCCTTTACCCGCTGCAATAGGTGGTAATGGACCCCCCGCTGAATTTACGACAACGCCCGAAGATCAGCCAGATGCTCCTGTTTTTCACAGTAGGGTTCAGGAGCTTTTAAAAGACCCAAATTCATTAGGCATGATGAAGATGGGAACGCCCCATCAATGGACTAAAAGACTTGGGCAAGAAGGATCAAAAAAAGAAGAGATGAATTGGCTTGAGCTTTACCAAGGCAAACCCAACGTCAAGTTATCTAGACAAGAAATGCTAGACAGAACTGTAGCTAATCTTCCAAAGATATCTAATGTAGTTCTTGGCTCTGAAAATGGTGAACGCGATTTAAGTAATATTGAATTAGAACACGGCCGACCAGAAATTGAAGAACCAGACTCAACTTATATATCAGAAATAGCTTATGAAAGTTTACAACATGATCTCCATGAATTTAAAAATGATCCATCATTTTTTGGAGAAAATCATGTCAAAGACGGAATTAAAAAGTTTGCCGAAAATTGGCTTGAACAAGACCCAAATGATTTTGATCCAAAAAGATTAAACAATTTTCTTGAAGAGTCAGTTAATCACGGATGGATTTATCCAGAAGAAGCGCGCCGTGTTCTTGAGGGTGCTGCAAAGAACGATATTGATCCAAGACATTGGTCAAAAATTGTAGAAGCAATTTCAGACAAAGTTTCTGACAATTTTAACGACCCCAAGAAACATGGTGAAGATAAACTTAATCAATTTAGTATGATTTCTGATCTATATGCTGAACCAAATAAATTAACAACACATGATTATGTTAAGCCATTAGAAAGTGCAATTAGTCGTTTACATAACGCAAAACCAAAATTTATGGAAGAATTAACAGATCATTTACAAAATTCTTTGAACGATGATTACGAAGAACATGCGCGTGAAAATTATTATAATTATGGTGACGCTCCAACAAATAGATCTGTAGAAGTTTTTCATGGAGACAATCAGGATACATATTCTATTAGAGAAGATGATGATGGATTACGGGTTGAAGACCCAAATGGGACGACCCTTGGAACAGTTTACAGTGAAGATGAAGCGGAACATTTAATCCGATCAAATTTTGCTTATAAATATGATATGCTTAGTTCTACACAAAAGGGTTCTGAAAAAACAAAAACAGAAAGTGTTCCTGAACCAGAAAACGACGCTAAATTTGACAATTCAAGTTATATGCTTGCTGGTCTTAAAGATTACCGCGAAGAACCAATAACTCTTGAGCCAAAAGCTGGCGCATTTAACTTGGGTCATTACCCCACAAATACTTTAGGCCATATTCGGTATGGGACGGTCTATGACGAGCAGGGAAATCGCCTCCTTCATGTAGATGAAGCGCAATCCGATTGGCACCAGAAAGGCAGGGATTTGGGGTACGACACGCCAAATGTTGTTGCCAATAAACAAAAAGCCCAAAAACTTTTAGATGTTGCCCGTGAAGATTTAAGAAACAATCGTCACCACATTGGAAACAGCTTAGGTTTGCCAAACCCAGATACCGAAACAACGGATCGGTATGCGGGGCTTATGCTTCTTGATCCAGAAAATCTTGACGAAAGTCAGAAACAAGCTGTTTTAGGGCAAGCTCAAAGGCAATTTTTTAGAACTCCTGAAATTGCCAAACAAATTTTTGGAGAAGACATACAAGATCGTATTGATCGCGCTGGGCCTGATGGACGAAATCAACAAGCAAAAAATTTATTAGAAAATTTTCAAAATTATTCCAGAACCGCTTTGGGTAACGATTATCGAGATAATGCTCTTTCCCTAAACAATGTTTTGCAACAGCATAATGATCTTAAGGAGCAGGTAAGAGTTGGAAGCGGGATTCCCGAAGCTCCGTGGAAAGAAAGCGCAGATTTTGCAAAACTTGTTTTTAAAAAAGCTTTACGCACAGCCGCCGATCATGGATACGCTGGTATATCTTTAAGTCCTGGTTGGGTGCAGAGCCATCGTTGGGGTGGAAACAAAGGTCACGTTTCATTGTACGACAACACCTTTGGTGGTGCGCTTGGTAGTGTTGGAAAAGATTTGGGTCTTAAAAAAGAATACGCCAAAATTCCTGTTCTTGATGAACATGCAAAAAAACTGAATAATTCATTTGAGAAAGACTTGTATAAAAAACAAGGAAACCGTGCCCAAGCTTTGTATCTCACCCCCGAATCTAGGCGTGATATTAAAAAAAGAGGATTTGAGTTGTTTAAAAGAGGTGGCCCCGTCGAGGGCGATGTAGTCCGCCGCGCATTAAATTTAACCAGACAAGCTAGGAGCTAATTATGGCAAACGTTCCGTATCCTTCGCGCGAACACGTCATGGACGCTGTAAAACATGCGCTTAATCTGGCGCATCATTATGCTTCTGGCGGGTATGCGGAGGGTGGAGCGCCGCCTTTGCCTCCTAGTGCTGGGCTTGCTCCGCCGCAGAACCTTCGATTGGGTGAAGTCGCCAACATTAACCCATCTAAGTTGATGTTCAATTACCAAGGCGGACAAGGCGGCATCCCAATTCGGGGTTATGCAAAAACTCCTAACTTAAGCCCCATCGTTAGTCCCGGTGGCAGCAATGGCAGTGGCAGCGGTCCCGGTGGCGGCAGTGGCAGCGGTCCCGGTGGCGGCAGTGGCAGCGGCAGCGGTCCCGGTGGCGGTTCCGGTGGCGGTGGCGGTGGCGGTGGTTTCCAAGTCGGCGGTGGCGGTCCCGGTGGCGGTGAAGGCCCCACAATCAGGGGGCCAGGAAACGGCGGAGAACAAGGCGGTATTGATCCAACAATAGGTATGGGTATTGGTGATATCCCTACAAATAACTTGGGAAGTGGTTTTCGTTTACCAACAACAGACGTTGGCACCACTACCATTGGCGGTAAAGGCGGCAAAGGCGGCGCTGGTGGCGCTGGTGGAATTGGTGGCGCTGGTGGAGAAGGAGTTGGCCCAGGTTTGGGAGTTGATAATGTTGAATTAGCCAAATATCTTACTGATTATTATAACAACGCCGTTAACATGCCGATTAACATTGAAGGCGAAGGCGAAGGCCAAGGTTTCTTGGACAAATACGGGTCTAAGATTCTTGGTTTGGCGCCTGGACTTGGACCGGCCATAGTGACAGCTGAAATTTTAAAAGGCATATACAAAGATTCAACAGAAAGTAACGAAACAATTGATCCAAAAGACATCCCAAATAATACGGATGCTAAAGATTCAATATTAAATGTTCAAAATGAAATGGGATGGGACGCAGTTCAGCCTCATAATGATGCGTATGCGAAACAAGTTGGTTCAGACGCAATAAAGGGTTTAAATTCAGATAATTCTTTTGACCTTTCTAATGATTTGTATTCTCAATTTGCTCCTAATCAATGGCAGCAAGACAATTTTTCTTCATTAAATAATTCCCTTTCTCCTTGGTACAACAGCATGATGCAGAAGAATTGGTGGGAAACTATGGAGCCTGACAGCCGTGGCGGGTCTGTCACGGGCAAGAACTATGGAGGGGCGGCAGCAGATGCCCCTTATGATAGCCATGCTGTTATTCAGAACGCTTTAAGGTTACTATCTAAACGCGGTTAATCCGCAACCGGGACGCCGGTATACACCCTAGCTAGGAGTTACAGAGCTATGTCCGAAGCCTCTAAAGCCGCACGGTCGGCCATGAAAAAGAAGATCGCCGGTATGATGGCTGGCGATCCCCGGCAGAAGGTTGATGCCTCAAGCTGGACCCCTCCTGAAATGATGAACACGGAAGCCAAGACGGGGCTTCGGCCCGTGTCGCGCCGTGCCTTCAAGAAGGGCGGCAAGGTTGTGGCTTGTATGGGCGAAAACGCCAAGCAGAACGCTGGCAAGAAGCCGCGCAAAGCCGGTGGCGGTGAAGCTACTAAGATTGCCAATGCCAAGATTAATCGCAATGTGAAGGAAGCCAACGCTGAGTTGGGCAAGCCGCACATTGGCGGATACAAAGAGGGCGGTGACGTATCGCAGGACAAGAAGCTGATCAAGAAAGCTTTCCGTCAGCATGAAACCGCTGAACACAGCGGCAAGCATGTGCCGCTGAAGCTGCGTAAGGGTGGCAAAATCCGTAAAGAAGGCGGTGGCGATGTTCTTATGACAGAGCCGAAACCAGCCAAGCCGCCGACGCAAGAAGAAGTTGATCGTTATGAAGCTATGCTGGCTGCTAAAGCTGAAGCCGAAAAGGCGCGCAAAGAAGCTGAAGAAGCTCTCAAGGCTCGTGAAGGCAAGAAATACGGCGGAAGCGCCAAGCATAAAGCTGGCGGCGGAGATGTCAGCGGCATTATGAAGCGTCTTCAAATGCTTGAAGATGCGCGCCGTGACGTTGATATGGACCCCACCACCGAAAAGGGCGAGATGCTGTTTGGCGGTGCTAAAGAAGCTGCTTTGCGGAACAAGCGCAAAGATGCCGCTATGAGAGTTGCCGAAATGAGGGTCGCTTCTCGTCGTGGGCCTTCTGCTGATCGACTTAGAGCCGATGCGCCGGAACGCTACAAGGAGTTCCGCAGCAAAAATCCGGTTGAACCAGCAGAACTGTCGTTACGCGACAAAATGGCGAACAAACTCCAAGGCGTGGATGACGATAGCTACGCCAAAGGCGGAAAAGCAAAGCCGAACTACGAAGGCGGCACTCGTCCGACCGGAGGTCGTTTGGCTAAGGCGTACGGCGGTGGCCTTATGGGAGAACTTGCTGGCTCTAAGAGCAAAAGCAAAGGCAAGAAGGGCAAAGGCAAGACCAACATCACCATCGTGATCAACGCTAAACCCGAAACCCCGACCGGTATGCCGCCGGGTGGTCCGATGGGTGCGTTGCCCCCCATGCCTCCGCGTCCTCCAATGATGCCGCCTCCGATGCCGCCTGCCGGTGGCCCGCCGATGCCTATGCCTCCTCCTCCGGGCGGCCCGATGGGCATGCCCCCTGGTGGGCCTCCGATGCCTCCTCCGGGCATGATGGGTCGTAAGGCCGGTGGTCGCGTGGGTCACCGCACTTATCGTTCGTATAAGGATATGGACGCTG